ATACGTCAATCGCGAGCAATGGCTTAGAATGCGCGCCATGAGCACGTCATTGACAGCCGGACGATTACGCGAACTTCTGAGCTACGATCCAGAAACTGGAGTCTTCACACGCCGCGTGGCGACGGGGAGGCATGACCGCCACAAAGCAGGCGAGCCTGTGGGATGGAGAGATCCGGACGGCTATGTTCTGACAAGTGTTGACGGGCGCGATTACAGAACCCATCGTCTCGCGTGGCTCTACGTGCATGGTACATGGCCCGCGGCTTGGCTTGACCACATCGACGGAAACACGTCGAACAATCGAATTTCGAACCTGCGGGAAGCAACCCCCGCACAAAACGCCCAGAACCAAAGACTTGACTGCCGGGCTTCAAAATCCGGATTGTTGGGCGCGCACTGGAACAAAGGAAGACAAACTTGGTTCTCACGAATTCAGTACAACGGAAGGTCCAAACATTTGGGAAATTTCGAAACACCCGAACTCGCGCACGAATTCCATTGTCTTGCGAAAGCAATGATTCACCCCTTCGGAGACCGGGGATGAGTACCAGTCTGGTACGCCTTGAGAGCGACGATCCGCGAACAGCGGGCTTCGTCATTGCCTTCGATTCAGGGGTCTCGAAGCGGGTCCAATGGACGGCGGAAGCCGTCATCAGCCCAGCGATCGACGCCGCGAAGCAGTACACCGCGAGCGTGATCGACAGTTTGATGAAGGAGAACCGCGAAGCCGAGATCAGGCACACGAATTGGGTCTCGGTCACTGCTGCAGTGCACAAGATCATCCGGGATTTCAACGGCAAGCTACGCGCGTCCATGCACGCGCAATCGGAGACGACGCAGTGAAGACCAAAGCCAAGATGTTTGAGAAGTCGGGCAAGGATGTCGACAAAGGCATGAAGGAAGGCTCCAGGGCCGACAAGAAAGCCGACGCCAAGCAAATGCGCGCTATGCTGCTGGTCAAGATGCCGATGAAGAAAGGCAAAGTGAAATGAAGTTCGACAACACATCAACCCACAAAGCCCGCGCGATCGACCCGAGGTCTTTCCGCAATCTGGCCACTGGCATCGGCCAGTGCTCCCGTGAGAGCGAAGCCACTGGTGCGCGCCGCGCCCAGCGGGCTGCGGACTGCGCGCCCGCGAGTCAGCGCGCGGTGATGGACGCCAGCTACCCAATGCCGGGCCAGCCGTCAACGGATTGGACTCCCGCACCCGCGCAAGAGATCGCAACCCCTGTTGTGATCGTGCCACGCAAGGGCAGGTAATCATGTCTGGGCGGAAACCCACGGGGGGGCCTATCCCCGCGGGCAGTGGCCTTGTGGGGGCTGACGGCAAGGTTAAGAAAGGCCCCGGTCGCCCGGCGGGTGTTCCGAACAGGACGACAACGGTCATCCGTGATCTCATTACGGGCGCACTCGACAAAGCTGGCGGCATGGACTACCTCGTGAAGCAAGCGGAACAAAACCCTGTTGCGTTCATGGCCCTTGTTGGTAAGGTGCTCCCGCTACAAGTGACAGGCGCCAATGGTGGGCCGTTGGAGTTCGTTGGCGTGCTGGCCGATCGCCTCGCGGAAGCCCGCAAGCGATTGGAGCTAGTCGAAAGGCTCGATTGAGCACTGAACTCCCGCCCGAGGTCGGCGAGCTAATCGACAAGCTGGCGAGTTTTCATTACGACCCGCTCGGGTTCGTGTTGTGGGCTTTCCCTTGGGGCGAAGCGGGCACGAGTCTTGAGGATGAAGCAGGCCCTGAACCTTGGCAAGTAGCCCAGATGACGCGCATCGGCGAGAAGTTGCGTGCCGGCGGTGAGATGGGTGCCGTGATTGAAGAGGACGTGTCGTCAGGGCACGGCATCGGCAAGTCGGCAGAGGTCTCGTGGTTGATCCTGTGGGCACTCAGCACAGCAGCCGATACCCGCGGTGTAGTGACCGCGAACACCGACACACAGCTACGGACAAAGACCTGGGCCGAGCTGGGCAAGTGGTATCAGCTTTTCATCGGCAAGGCGTTGTTCGAGTTCACGGCCACTGCGATCTACATTGCGAAGGACCGCGTACGTGAGAAAAGCTGGCGCATCGACGCCGTGCCCTGGTCGAAGGAGAACACCGAAGCATTCGCCGGCACGCACAACAAAGGCAAGCGAATCCTTGTCGTCTTCGACGAAGCCGCGAGTATCGAAGACGAGATTTGGACGGTGACCGAAGGTGCGTTGACTGACGCCAAGACGCAGATTATTTGGGCACGGTTCGGGAATCCGACTCGCACATCAGGCCGTTTTTTCAAGAACTGCACTCAACCTAAGCGCAACCACTATACCCGCGTCGATAGCCGCACAGTCTCGTTCACGAACAAAGGGCAGATCGCGGCATGGGTCGAGGACTATGGTGAGGACAGCGACTTCGTTCGAGTACGGGTCAAAGGTGAATTCCCCCGCGCCGGCTATTCGAACTTCATCAGCCCTGAAATGGTGTTCAGTGCACGCCGCCGACGTGTGCCGATGGTGACTTACCAGGCATACCAGAAGGTGATCGCAGTTGACCCTGCGCGCTTCGGCGATGACTTCAGCGTCATCACACTGCGACAGGGCCTCAAGGTTCATTGGCAGGTTGCACTGAGCGGCTTCGACGGGCCGGATCTCGCTGGCCGCGTAGCCGAGATCGTGCGCAAGGAAGGCGCCATCTCGTGCATCGTCTATGACGCCATCGGCAATGGCGCGGACTTCGACTCAGCGATCAAACGCGTGCCGAACCTGAACATTCCGCTCATCCCCGTGATGTGGGGGCAGCCTGCGAAGGATGACAAGCAGTATTTCAACCAGCGGTCAGAGTGCTGGGGCCGCATGCGTGACTGGCTTGAAGCGGGTGAGATCCCTGATCTCGACGCCCTGGCCGACGAACTCGTGAGCCTGGATTACGGCTACGATGGCAAGATGCGGATTCAGCTTCAGTCTAAGAAGGACATAAAGAGAAATGGAGGGAAGAGCCCCGATCACGCAGACTCTTTGGCTCTTTCGTTCGTGCCTGATCTCATCGACCGCAAGGTGACGACGGCTTACGCGCGGCCAGTGAAACGCCGCACGGTTATTTGGCAGCGATGAGCTACCTGCCCAAAGCCAATGGTTCAGCGGCAAGATTCGCGGCCATGGTGGCTTTGCTTGTGAAGAAGCCGCGCACGGAGAAGGAACTCCAGCACGAACTTGAGTACAGCGATCGCCGAGCCGTGGACATGCACTTGCGGCTTCTGCGTGATGAGGGGTTGGTTTACATCCAGTCGTGGCGGTTGCGTCGCAAGTCGACGGCGCTCGCGATCTACGCTTGGCAGCCGAGTGTGGCAGAGCGCACAGACGCACCCGAACCGGTGGTTGCGCGCCGCATGCCGGCGGTTCAGAATACGGCTACCGATCAACTCAACCGGAGCGCCGCACCATGAGACCACTTCCCGCAACCATGCGAGACCAAGACACTGTTGGCCGCCTAGGGCCAGCGATTCGCGAACCATCGTCGAAAGCCGAACAGGCAGAGTCCGTGAGGATGACGCAGTTGTTTGAATTCGAGTTCGACAACCACGGTGACGCGGATGGGGGATGCGGACAAGAATCACCGACAAAAACGTCATTTCTCCGCCGAGTCGACAAGCTGGCCAAACAGATCGAAGCATGGCAAGGCGATTTGGCGGAGCCGTACAAGCTGCTGCCGATGAATGAGCGCCTGCCGGCTGTGCTCAGAGCATTGAAAAAGCGCTAACCTCGGTCTGCTGAGCCGCTATCGACTGTTCCTGAAAAAGCCCACTTCGGTGGGCTTTTCCGTTTGCGGACACTGACTTATACTCGGTGTCCATGGCACTCACTCACGAACGGCTGCGCGAGCTTCTGCACTACGATCCCGAGACGGGTGTGTTCACGTGGCGCGTCACCCGAGGGCGTGCGCTTGTGGGCGCGGTAGCGGGATTTAACGGAGCCCACGGCTACCGGTACATAAAGATTGATCAGGTAAACCATTTTGAACACCGCATGGCTTGGCTATATGTTCACGGCTCGCACCCCCTAGGTGAGATAGACCACAAGAACGAAGCCAAAGCAGATAATCGAATAGCGAATCTGCGTGACGTAAGCAGAATGCAGAACATGCACAACCAGCGTGCAGCACGCCGTGGCAATCTGTCCGGTCTTCGCGGTGTCGATTGGCACCAAGGTAAATGGCAAGCGCGTATTCAGGTGAATAAACGCGCGATTTACCTAGGGGTATTTGAAGCCAAGGAACTCGCAAAAGAGTTTCGCGATCTTGCGGCTGAAATGCTTTCGGTAAACTGATATGGCACCAAACGTCCCGCAAACAAATGCAAATCCCCTACTGAGACGTGTAGGGCTTCAATCTCTATTAGATAGAGATAGTGAGAAAGCCCCCGAGCCTTTGTCGATCGACGAGACGGGTAGCCTATCCGCGCTCGCGAGTCATGTTCGCGCTTCGTGGGGCCGCAATAAGCTGTCGAAGGAGCGGATTTCGCTCAAGTTGCTTGAGTGCTTACGTGCTCGCCGGGGGGTTTATTCCCTCGCGCAATTGCAGCAGATGATGTCGGGAGGGGGTGGGCTTAACATAGTCTTCGCCGACCTCACTGAAACCAAGTGCCGTGCGGCTTCGGCCTGGATTCGCGAGATCGTGCTCCCTGTCGGCGAACAACCTTGGGGTGTTGACCCGAGCCCGTTGCCGGAGCTGCCGCACACGATGAAGAAATCGATTGTGTCGAAGGCTTTGGCCCAGGCACAGCAAGCCATGATCCAGGCAGCGCAGGCCAGCCAGCCGCAACAAGACCCGAACGCGCCGCCTGACGCACCTCCGCCCCCAAGCCCCACGACGATGACCCCAGACGAATTCCGGGATCTCGCTACGCAACTGGGCGAGAAGCTGCGCGACGACGCCGAAAAGCAGATGCAGAAGATCGCGAGCCAGCGGGCCAAGCGCATGGAACGGCAGATCGCTGACCGCTTGGCGCAAGGCGGGTACACCGAAGCGATGGATGCGTTCGTCGAGGACTTCTGCACGTACCCCGCGGCCATCATGAAAGGTCCGGTGTACACGCGCCACCAGCGGCTGAAATGGGCCGGGGGGTGGACGCCCGAAGTCACGAACAATCCTGGGCAGACATGGATGCATGTCAGCCCCTTCGACGTATACCCCGCCGCCGCAAGTCGCAGCCCGCAGGAAGGCGACTTTATCGAGCGGATTCGGTTTCGCCGGGATGAGCTTTTCGATCTTAAGGGTTTACCCGACTACAAGGACGAGCAGATCGACGGCGCGTTGCGCGACTACTCGGGCGGCCACCTTGAAGGGTGGCTGTGGACCGAAGCCGAACGCCAGCGGCTTGAGCAAGAGACGATGTACATGTGGCTGTCGCCACCTGGGGTCATTGATGCCCTGAACTACTGGGGCGGCGTGCCTGGCTGGAAACTCAAGACCTGGGGCGTGCTCACCGGCAAGGACGGCAAGGAGCTTGAGGACACGCGCGACTACGAGTGCAACGTGCTCATCTGCGGCAAATACATCCTTTACGCAGCGCTGAACCCCGATCCCCTTAACAAGCGGCCCTACCACAAGGCATGCTATGACGAGATCCCGGGCGCCTTCTGGGGCCGCAGCATCCCCGACCTCGCGCAGACGCACCAGAAGATGTGCAACGGCATCGCATGCGCGCTCGCGGACAATCTGTCGATGGCGTCGGGCCCGATGGTCTGGGTGCATGCTGACCGATTCGCGGACGGCGAGAACAGCATGGAACTGTTCCCGTGGAAGATCTGGCAACTCAAGAGCGACCCGACGCAGGGCGTGAACCCGGGGATTGGGTTCTTCCAGGCAGACGATCGCTCAGGACCACTGATGGCGACCTACGAGCAGTGGGAACGTCGTGCGGACGACGCGACAGGCATCCCGCGGTACACCTACGGCAACGAGCAAGCCGGGGGCAGCGCGGACACGGCTACGGGCTTGTCCATGCTGATGAACAATGCGGCCAAAGGCCTGCGCCGCGCGATCTCGAACATAGACCTGAACGTTATATCGAAAACGGTTGAGCAAACCTTTTACAACGAGATGCTTTATAACCCCGACGATTCGATCAAAGGGGACTGCATCATCGTCCCTCGGGGCGCCGCCGCGATTCTCATCAAGGAATCGGCACAGCAACGCCGTACGCAGTTCCTGGGGATGACGGGCAACCCGATCGACATGCAGATCATCGGCATGAAAGGTCGTGCGGCGCTGTTGCGCGAGACCGCGAGCGCGATGGAGCTTCCGGTTGACGACATCGTCCCGAGCGAGG